GCTATGCAAGCAGGGTCTGGAGGGGCCATAACGAGCGGATTCATGTCACCATACGCAACAACAAGGTAATAACATGCATCCACAAAATGTATCAAAAGATTGTATCGAGCTCATTAAGAAGTTCGAGGGTCTACATAAACTAAAGGACGATGGATTAGTCCACTCATATCGCTGTCCGGCTGGAAAGTGGACACTTGGATTTGGCTCGTGCAAGGGCATCCGATCCGGAATGAAGATCACTGTTAAGGAAGCGGAAGAGCTCCTAATCGAGGATATTAAAGAACATCAAAAGGCAGTATTTCGATATGTCGAGGTTCCTCTAACTCAAGGACAGTTCGATGCTCTAGTAAGCTTTGTATTCAATCTAGGCGCAGGGGCATTTAAGAGCAGCACCTTGCTAAAGAAGCTAAATAAAGGTCTGTATGATGAAGTGCCAGAGCAGCTCATGCGCTGGAATAAGGCGCGGGTTGGTGGTAAGCTTCAGCCTCTGCGTGGCCTTACTCGTCGTAGGGCAGCTGAAGCCGCTATCTTCAGTAGGGATGCAAGATTGCCTTCTGACGAAGGTGGCCCAGAGATGCCGCAAAAAGTAACTGCAGCCTCGGCAACAAAGCCTCTAACAAAGTCTAAGACAATGGCTGGAGCGGGAGTCGCTGGTGCAGCTACTGCATTAGGAGAAATTACTCCTCAGATCGAAGCCCTAGTTCCCTACGCAGACAGTATGAAAACTATATTTCTACTCTGTGCGATCGGAGGCATAGCCCTAGCAGCCTACGCTAGGTTTAAAGATCACAAAGAAGGCGTCCACTAATGTTTGGTATCGTGGGTAAAGTTAAAACCTACATCATAGCCGGCTTAGCAGTTCTACTTCCTATTCTTTATGTTCTCGGACGCAAGGATGGGAAGAAAATAGAGAAGACTAAAGTTCTGGCTGATGAACTACAGGCATCTAAGAAAGCCTCAAATTTTTATAAGAATATGGCGGAACATGAAGACGATACTTCCACTAATTCTAGGAGTGGCCTTATTAACCGGCTGCGCGGAAACGGTCTATAGAACTCAGCTCGAGGTCTACTGCCCACCCCTACAATCATACGATCAAGAATGGAATGAATCTCTGGCAGAAGAGCTGGAGACCTTGGGTGAGGATTACGCATTCATACCGATGGTAATAGCCGATTATGCAAAGCTTCGGGATAAAGTACGCCGCTGCGAAGAAGAGAAGGAAAAACTATAATGGGATTATGGTCAAGCACGTTTGGTGGTGGAAATACCTTTGAGCAATCCGTTTCAAATGTATTCGAAGGTACTAATTACCAAAACGGGGTCAATCAAAATGGTGGCCCGGGTTTTGCTATAACTGGAAGCAACGACTTTAACGACAGCCAAGCCTCGGTAAATGCTTTAGCTAACGCTTGGAGTGGTGGTGATAACGACGATAATAACTCCCCTAGTACCGGCGGCGGAGGTGGAGATTCTAGTCCGGCTCCCGCCCCAGCACCGGCTCCTGCAGAACCTGAGTCAGCCCCAATAACTGCAGAAGAAATACTTAAGATGGCAGAGGATGCCGGCATTGCTACGTCTAATGAAGACATTCAAGCTATGATCGATGATCCTGCAGCTTTCTTAGAGAGCAAAGGTATGACGCTAGCCGATCTAGTAGCTCTTAATGATCCAGACGCTGAAGGTACTAACCTAGATCCTAGCAACCCTAATTATGAATTGGGAGATGCTCCTTATTACGATCCTGAGATAGTTGAAAATACTGAAACTGTTAAGGACGAAGGTAAGGGTACGGTAACACTATATGATGCTTCAACAGTAGCCAATCTCATGGGTGGAGAGAGCACCACTGTTGATGCGGTTACCGGAGAAGTGACTGACAATATGCTTGTAGATCCGGACGATGTTCAGATTGATGTTGAGGGTATAGGTAAAGGCGAAGGCGTCCTAGGTGAAGCTCTTAATGACTTTGCGTCTCAGGATATCTCAAACATCATCGATACCAGTACGGTAGCCGGAAAGCTCCTAGCTCAGAAGTTAGGTGAAGGAAATTATACTGACGCTAAGGCTACTGTGCTTGGTCAGATGAAAATCATTAGCGCTGAATTCAAGGATTCAAATGGCAATCCTCGGATCCCTGAGTGGGCTCAAGGATTATCTCGACAAGTTAGCCGACAGATGGCTTTTGGTGGAGTTACAGGCACAGCTTACCTAGAAACTATGAGTAATGCGCTCATGCAAGCTACCCTAGGCGTGGCTGAAAAAGATGCGGCATTCTTCCAGACAGTAAGCTTAAAGAATCTAGATAATCGGCAACAGGCGATTGTAAATAAAGCTAATGTATTAGCTCAGTTTGAGGTTGCTAATCTCGATGCTCGTCAGGCTGCTCTGGTAAATAATGCTAAGGCCTTCTTGCAGATGGATCTGACAAATATGTCTAATCGCCAACAGGCTGAAGTTATCAATACTCAGTCAATGGTACAGGCTCTGTTTACTGATCAGGCAGCTATAAATGCACAGCGTTTATTTACTGCCGAAACTAACAACGACTTTGAGAAGTTCTATGATCAGCTATCGGTCAATGTAGGTCAGTTTAATGCTACTCAAATGAACTCTATGGCTCAGTTTAACGCAGGTTCTAAGAACAGTGCTATGCAGTTTAACTCAGAGATGGAGAACCAACGCCAGCAATTCTACGCTAATATGCAGTATAATATTGATGTAGCTAACGCAAAATGGCGCCAGACTGTTGAGACCGAAAACAACAGACTCAAGTTTGAAGCTGCGAGCACAGACGTTAAGAACATGCTTAGCCTGTCTCAGGAGGGCATGAACCAGCTGTGGGATCGTCTAGATAGTATATTTGATAACATCTGGAAATCTGCCGAGAATGAATTGCAGCGAGAGGCTCAGATTATAGCCGCCGAAATTGGCGCGCAATCTAAGGGATCTGGTGGTTCAGATGGTATGTGGGGAGCTATTGGCTCTATTGCTGCGGCAGCTATTCCACTTATTCCTTGGTCTGATCAACGACTAAAAGAAGACATCAAGCATTTCACTACTCTTCCATCAGGAGTGAATATGTACACTTGGAAATGGAACGAGGAAGCTAAGCGTATTGGCGCAGATAAAACTACACCTATGGGTGTGATTGCTCAAGAAATTCAGAAAACCCATCCAGAGGCCATTATTACAGGGGATGATGGCTATCTACGGGTAAATTATGGGAAATTACAATGAAGTTTGGCAATGCAGTAAAGCGCAGCATCACATCTTTTTTAAGCGGTAAGATGCCTGATAATATGATTAATGAGACAGGTGAAGAGATAGTCTTTACTCCTGAGTATTTCGATCAGATGGAGAAGGATCTCGATATTTCTCCCGCAGAGCAGGAGGATGAAGATGCAGATACCTAGAGCCCCTATCCCCGGTGCAAACTACACCTCAGATACCCGTAATTATCCGTGGCATAGACCGGCAGATATCGAAAACTATGACGAGGCAGTATCTAATACTTTAAACCGTCTAGAGACTCCATCAGGGGCATCTCTTGTATATTCTCTGCTTGATCTGAATATGTCTATCGCCACGATCACTAGCGCAATGCTACAGCAAGCAATTGCTAAAGGTGTAATGCATATCGATATGGCGATCCTAATCGCTGGCCCCGTGGCTAGAGGTATAGAGGTATTCGCAAAAGCCCACGATCTTACATACGACATGGGTGCAGATGCTAATGATGAATTAATTTACACACCTAGCCAGCTATCCCTCTTGTTAGAAGCTCAGGAAGAGGCGGAAGAGATGCCTATGGAGGAAACTCCTGCAGAGCCTCCCGCTCCAGAGGGCGGTCTAATGGCTAGTCCTTCCGGTGAAGATGTAGAAGCAGCCCCAGAAGAAGAGCAGCAATCAATGCTCGGTATGGCTGAAGAGGAGACCCCTGATGAGTTGGCGTAGTCGAGTAAAAGGAAACCTAGCAGCCGGTGCGTATAAGCAAGAAGGTGAAAGTGCTTTTGCGAGTGCGCTTAAGGGTTTCGCAGAAGTATATGTTCCTATGCAAGCCAAGGAGCAGAAGGCTAAACTAGCTCTACAGAAGACCGCGATAGAGAAGGCTAAAGAAAAAGCCGAAGAAGAGGCGGCATGGAAAAAGTCAGCTGAAGTTTTGGCTGCGGAAGTATTCCCAGAAAACCCTACGAGCTCAGCCGCTATTACATATGCTTATAGTACTATTGCTGCGTATGATGGTAATGTCGGACAAGCTACAGAGCGACTAGAGAGCTTAGTAGATGATGAACGTCTAGAGATCCTAGGCCCATCTTCTATGGCGTCTACGTCAAAAGTATCTAGCCTCATGAGTGACTTTGAAAGTGGTTCTGGAGGGTATAATGCTCTTCTAAATCAATCTCAGAATGATGAATTTTCTACATACGTTCTTACCGATATGAATATGTCGGAAGTCCTAGACTTCTCAGCCCCGGGATCTGAATACTTCGATTGGAGTAAGGAGAATATGCCGGAGAACACACAAGCATTTAAAGATGGTGATGCTAGTACTCCAATGGGTAAATATCAGTTTGTGGGATCTACTCTCAGAGATATTAAAGAACGTGGAGGTTTCGCTGCGCTCGGTATTACCGATGATACTTTGTTTAACGAAGAAACTCAGGATGCCTTATTTACATGGTACGCTAACGATCGTCTATCGGCAGCGGGAGATTCCCCATCTGCTAAGCGAAGTGCTCTTCGCGGTGTATGGGAAGGATTTGATCCAGATAGTGTATCCGATACCGAGCTCGATGAAGTAATTGCAGAGATCGAAACCGGAACCTTCTCCACAGGATCTATTACTACTAAGCCAAAGACTAAGAAGTTTAATATTGGAGAAAAGCTAGCAGATCTAACATATGATGAAGATGGTCTGGCTAAATGGGAGCTCCTAAAGGCTGAAGTTAATTCTGAGCAATACGATCTTACGCCTAATCAGATTACTATGGTTGAGAGAGTAGGAGATCAGATAAAATCTCAGATTAAAGAAGGCGGCATGTTTAACTTTGGTAACTTCCTAGAGGAGAACCGACTAAACTCTGCCGGAGATGCTATGGGCGCAATGTCTGTAGTAGCTAATATGGAGGCTGATCAATTTAGAGGCGGTGAGCGAGAAAAGAATGATGTCTATCTCGAACTTAAAAACCGTCTGAATATGTTCGAGAAGAAAGATCAGGCTAAGATGCTTGAGAAGGCTGCGGCTAATAGAGATCCTATGATATTCTATCCCAAGGAAGAAGACGGAACTCTTAAACTATCTCCTATCTCAGTTATGGTTCAGCAAGATGGTACTCTCGTACAAGTAGGCACAAACAATGTTATTGATGTTTCTAAGGGTAAGCTGGTTCCCCCAGAACTAGATGCTTCTGAGTTTATTAAGATCTATAATAAACCAATATCTACTGCATCTGGCATTGTGGAGAATGGTGTAGCTGGCATTACTAACTTGCTAGAATATCGCAAGCTTACTCAGGATAACCCACAGGCATACAATTCCTATTTAACTTGGTTCCAAGGAGTAGGTGATCAAGTAGAAAACCTAGGATCTACCTTTAAGACCTTAGTCGAGGGAGGTGCTACCTACCAACAAGTTGAGTTAGAGTTATTCTCTAAGCTCAGAGATCTCACAGGGCCGGCTAAAGATATCTTTGCTCGGCAGTTACAGGCAGCGTATGACCTAGCTAGACTTAATGAATCTAAGGGTCAGGGGCTATCTGATAGAGAATTATCTCAGAACCTTGAGGCTGTTGGTTATGGTGAATCTAGGGCTGAAGGTGCTCTCCGTAAGATTAATATTGCGGTAGATCGATATGTATTGGGAGTAGAGGCCCGTAGAGCCGGTATCGTTAATGGTCTCCAAGGAGATGAGGACTACCGAGGAAGCTTGGCTAACTCACGATTTGGCATCAAGTTTAACGATCTTGTTAATCAAGAGATGGAAGGTAATGAGGTTCTCAGAAATCAGCTAGAACTAGCTAGAGCTCGAGATACATCTATGAATACTCCGGAACCGGACATACAACCGGACATACCTACTATTGATAAGTTTAACGAGGATTTAAGGGAGGCTAATCCTGATAGAGAATTCACAGACGAAGAACTGTTAGAAATATACTACGAGACATTCCCTAACCAGAGACCGGAGTAATAGACATGGGTGATATTGTTAATCCTTATAAGCCTAAAGTCGAACCTTCCGGAACGTCTATTATAAATCCGTATAAGAAAGAGGATAAAGACGATGAGCTGATCCCCTCACTAGATATCAATGCCAGTATGTATGATCGCTTTGAGACAATGGAAGAAGGCGAGGACTACTACAAAGAACTAATCTTTAGTGATGATGTAGCTCTTCCTAACGGACAGACCGCTCAGGACATCATAGATGGGGGTGGGGATCCTACTCAGGGTCAATATCGGTTCGTATATACCGATCCGAATACAGGCAAGAGAGAGACAATCCTAACTCCAGATAGAAATATGTTTGGATTTGGTAGTAAGCCAACTGTTGGTTTCCAGCAAACTTTACAGGCAGGTACAGAGGAAGCAGTAGGTGATGCTGTGGAATTTGGAGCAGCTCTATCCGATAAGTATCTAGGAACAGAATTCCTGCCTACGGTAAAAGAGGCTACTGTTGATGTAGATACCCCCAGCTTTGGGGATGCTTTAATTGCGGATGGTATTCCTGCTCTAACTGCAGCACTAGCCCCCGGTACGTTGGCCTATAAAGGTGTTGGATACGCTGTAAAAGGACTGGAGAATGCTAGCCGAATAGGTAAATGGGTAGCTTCCGCTGTTAAGAGTACGGCAGCTGCTATTACGGGTGAGGCTGCGGCTACTGCTACGGTTGGTACAGATGAAGGAAACTTTATCTTTGGTGAAGATTCATTCTTTAAAAATGTAGCTGAGCTAGGGGATACTGAAGCAGATCAATTGATCGAGCATCGCCTTAATACCTTCACTGAAGGCTTGATTGCGGGTGGTGTGTTAAGCACAGGATTGAAGCTGGGTAAGACCGGCGTTAGCCTTACTAATGACCTTATGATCGCCCCCTTTGTTAGGTTGTTTACTGGAGAGAGTGGAGTCGAAAAGGCCGTATACGAGCAGCTGTCTCGAGAGTTAGCTAAACTAGATACTACAGTGGATGAGGGTACTCTCCGAGAGGCTCGATTACGGATTACCGAGATCATCCGTGAGAATAAAGATATCCTAATTGCTGATTTTTCTAATCTGGCTGAAAACAAGGTATTAAACTTAGATACTGTATCAGCATTATCTAAAGGAGTGGATGATCCTTCTATTATAGGTAACGCTGAAAAGATCCGTGCTGGAGAGATAAACTCAGGTGGCGGTGAGGTTATTAAGGAAAGTCTAGACGCTCCTGCTAATGCAGTTCGTGAGGGATTAGAGATTGAGAAAGCTCAGCTAGCTGGAGGTGCTGATGAGTTTAGCGTCCTACAGGATTCATCACAGGGCTTTGTTGATATTGCTAAGAGCCAAGTGGATGAGTCTGCCGGTGGATTAGCAGCTGCGCGTACAGAGTTTGAGAATGCTGCCACTAGCTCTCTAAAAGGTATGGAAGATGATCTAGGTTTTATTGGTGCTCTAGAACGCCTTGAGACCGCTACAGGCACAGAGATTGTTGCTCCAAAGACGGGTGCGTTTAAAGAGATTGTGACAGGCCTCGAGGACAGTTACGCCTTGATGGTGAATCAGAAGAACAATCTATACGGCGCCATACGAGGCGGTGAGGTAGATGCCGATTCTATATACGATATCTTCATCCGTATGCCCGAAGAAGACATTACGGCTGCGGCTAGAAACTTCTCTAAATCGGATCCTGTGGCGTCCTTTCTGGAGCAGCTGAAGGCACAGAAGGTTCCCGAAGAAATTACAGATGCTAAGGGTAATGTTAAGACTGTTAATAGGCTGGAAACACCTGACGAGATAGAAGCTCGATTTAAGGATTGGATATCTCAAAATACAGACTTTGGATTCTTCTATACTAGAATACGTCCTGAGCTATCTCAGCTAGCCTCTGATGCTTTTGCTAAGCCCGGGGGATCGGGTCTCGGTAGATATTATCGTGAGATGATTAAGTTCATTGATGAAGATATGGTAAAGCATGTTGAAGACACGGATCCTGATCTAGCTATGGCAGCTACAGAGGCTAAAGATTACTACATGAAGACATTCGCTCCTATATGGCGCGATAATGATTCAATGCAGCAATTCTCTAATATCTATGACAGCACTCTTGGACGTACTCCTGCGAATGCTATTGAGAGTACTGTTACTCGTACTGAACCATTCAGACCGGGATTTGACGCTAAGGCTGAAGAATTTACTAAAGGTATTCTAAATAGTGGTAATATGGCTAGAACGGTGAATCTAGCTACTGCTCTGACAGATGTGGGAGATCCATCTAAGATTGCAGACTATTTTATCCTAGATACGGTGAATCAGTTTGCTAACTCGGTTAAGACTGCCGGAATTGATGGTGCTGATTATTCTAAGTTTTCTCAGAGTCTAATG